ATTGCGGGGTGTGTGTGATGGATTACGAAATTATTGTTGCTTATATTGTGGTATTTATTGTTGTTTCATTTGTCGCTATACCAATGGTTGGCAGTGGTTTTAGTGGTAGATTTTCAACATACAAAGAGGATTTCTTACTTGGTTGGCTGATTTTAATTGTGATGGCAGCAATATTTGTTGTTGGATTAGTTTCAGTATGGGCCTTTACTAAGATTTTTTCATAGACAAAAAAATGCCCTCAAACGAGGGCTAAAAGGTGTCAACCAAGGAAACTATACAAATCATTAATAATGGGTTAATCTCAACGAAACAATAGCAGGTAATGAGACTATGCGCAATAAGGACGATAAGATAACACGCTTAGCTGCTAGAATGATGCAGCCACGCTACGGATTTGGGCAGATGCATTATTCATCAGTGAGTACGATTGATGCTGTGAAGGCGTTTGAATCACTCGCTAACGAATTTAAACTTACTCACCGACTCAACATACCACGCCGCGCTTATGATATAGTAGAGCATGGTAAAGGGTGTAAAATTGATGTTGTTGGTATTTATTGGATGATAGAGGAGATTTGATTATGGCTGCTCCTAAAGGCAATCAGTTCTGGAGGGCTAGAAGCTCACACGGGCGAGATAAAAACTTTTCAAGCGCAAGTGAACTATGGGATGCTGCCTGTGAATACTTTCAGTGGGTAGAAGATAATCCACTAACTGAATATAAAGTTGCGCAATTCCAAGGCGCCCCAGTGCCAATGGAATTACCTAAGATGCGTGCGATGACCATTGGTGGCTTATGCTTATTCCTTGGTGTTAATACGGTGTATTTCAATCAATTTGAGTCAGCATTAAAAAGCTTTAGTCAAGAAGAAGTAGAAGATTTTTCTAAAGTCATAGCAGACATAAAGCAAACCATATATGAACAGAAGTTCTCGGGAGCTGCTGCAGACCTACTTAATGCCAACATAATATCAAGAGAGCTTGGGCTTGCTGATAAGCAAGATTTAAATCACTCAGGTAAGATTGGAAGCGAATTAAACATTAAGCTGATATCTGCAGAAATGAGCGCAGAAGAAGCAACTCGGATTTATCAGGATATGATAAATGGCAAAGATTAACATTGATTACAAAAATCCAAATTACGGAGAGGTATTAGCAGAAAGGCAAAGAAGGCTTTTATTTCTCCGTTCAAATCCCACCGCAATGGCAGCAGCCAGAAAACATTACAAAAATAACCCTTGGGACTTCATCACTGACTGGGGTATGACGTTTGACCCTCGCAACCTGGAGAAAGATTTACCTGCAATGGTTCCGTTTATCTTGTTTCCTAAGCAGATAGACACGCTTAAGTGGATACATGACAGATGGCGCAATCAAGAGCGTGCATTGATAGAGAAAACGCGAGACTTCGGCTTGTCGTGGCTATCAATCGCTTACGGATGCACAATGTGGCTATTTTGGGATGATTACACTGCTGGTTACGGTTCGCGAAAGGTTGATTTGGTTGATCGACTTGGTGATCCTAAAAGCATATTCGAGAAAGGCCGTCAATTCTTGCGCTTGTTGCCACCTGATTTTCTTCCAACTGGATATAGCGAAAAACAACACGCTAACTTTCTCAAGATAACCAATCCAGACAACGGATCGACACTAACTGGTGAAGGTGGCTATGATATTGGCCGTGGTGCAAGGGCATCAATATACTTTGTCGATGAAGCTGCATTCTTGGAGCGTCAAGAGGCTGCAGACGCTGCACTATCACAAACAACTAACTGCCAAGTAGACATATCAACACCAAACGGAAACGGTAATTCATTTTACCGTAAGCGATTTAGCGGAAAGGTAAAAGTATTAACAATGCGTTGGACTGACGATCCACGCAAAGATCAAGCTTGGTATGATAAACAGGTCAGAGAGCAAGACTCTATCACCGTGGCGCAAGAAATTGACGTTGACTATGACGCATCGGTTGACGGCGTATTGATCCCTGCTGTTTATGCGCGTGCCTGTATCGATGCTCACAAAAAGCTTGGCTTTGGTCGCGATGGTAGTAAGCGAGTCGGGTTCGATATCATGGATGGAGGTAAGGATTGGAACTCAACATGTTTGGCTGAGGGTTCGATAATAACTAAGCTTGATAAGTGGCAGCACAAGGAAGATGAAAGCCGCAAATCATATAGGCGTGTTTATGACTTCACTAGACAGAATAAGGCTTCACTTAATTACGATAGCATAGGAGTAGGGTCTAATGCTGGATCGAGCTTTGCTGAATACAACCAGATTGCGCATGATGAATTTCACAATTCAAATGGTGAAAAAGGCGGCCCATATCAAATAGAATATAGCGGCTTCAATGCTGGTAGTCGTGAGCTGGTTAATCCAAATGCTGATTATTCAGATGGCATAACCAACGCTGATAAGTTCAGCAACTTAAAAGCTCAAGTTACTTGGATGCTTGCTGATAGAGTTAAAAACACTTATATGGCGCTTAACCATGGCGAGACATTTAGCGATGATGAGATGATTAGCTTTGACAGTGAATCAATCGGCGCTGAAATACTTGAGGAGTTTATCAGCGAATGCTCTAGGCCACTGCGAGATACTGACCAAAACGGGCGCGATAAGGTAGAAGGCAAAAAGGAGCTTAAGAAGCGAGGCATTCCATCACCCAACTTACTTGATGCTGCTGTAATGGCATTCTGCCCACCTGCTAGAAGTGGTGTTTCCGACTTCATAGCAATGCGCCGCTCAAGAAACCGATAAAAACTAAATAGTAGTTGACAGCATGATTTGTATATAATACGATTCGTGTTGTCAACTAATTAGGAGTTAAATGTGAACAAGAAAATTAAGCGTGCAGATTTGATATACCTAGCCGCTATCATTCGTGATGGCGCATCACTAGCTAGAATCCAATACACAGCCAACCAAATCTTAGGCGTTGGCGCGTGCGGAGATTTCGACAGGCTAGATGATAGCGACTATATCGAGTTAGTTAAAAAGTATGACAAATAAAACAACAACCGATGCCATCAACCACTTCATCAAATGGCCTACTGCAGCACACAATCACAACTGGCTAGTATTTAGGCGTATTGGATTGTTTGAGCATTGGTCATGGTGGGGTGATGACGAACTAAACGAAACATGGCAGCGTGTATGTACTCGAGAACAGTTCGAGCAGTGCATAGCAGATAAACAACGTAAGCCGTATGAATTTAATGAGCATGTAAGCAATAGTTATGATTGACCTTCCACCAAAACACTGCGAACTTAAACAATCCGCAGCAATTGAGATAATGACAGCAGTTAACCTCGCCGATTTGAGTAAAATCAAATCAGCGAATACAGATAAGAAAATACTTAGACTAGCGCTATCAAATTACGTTAATGGGCAATTGAGCGTTAGTGTATTTTCAATAATGATTTATGAGGGATGTGTGGATGAGTGATATCAAGATGAGTGATGTGTTTTCGGGTGAGCTAAAGTTGAGAGCAATAGATTCTGATGATTTTAGTGGCGCGTCGCACAATGAATCATTCTTTGTTATTGAAGATGATAGCGATTGGTGTTGTAGTGGTGAAAACCATATTAATCAAGCCATTCATGCAATAAGCTCACACGACAAACTAACCGAACAAAACAAGATGCTGCGAGAGGCTTTATCTCTGGTTGTTGATAAGATGCCAGCCTACCAAGGCGTTATGGGCGGCGGATATATGATGATAGTCCTTAGCGATGATGACTGCCGCATAATCAAAGAAACATTAAACACAAGCGAGCTTTAAGTGACCTACTACGAACGAAAAATGGCCGAATGCTTGCAAAGATACAATGACGCAATTGACGCAGGCAATACCGATAAACAAGCCGAACACATGCGCGAATACTTAAACTATGAACGCATGAGTAAAATGATTAATGGGTAGAGTATGAAAGTAATAGATTGGAATGACGCTGCTCAACTTGGACTGCTAGAAAGAATTAATAGGGAGATTCTTCATCCTCTTGGATTGGCAGCTTGTAGAAATTCAGATACTGGTGTTAGCCCATACTTGATGATTTCAGATGATGGCGAGTGGGCGTTCCCCGATGATATGGAATCAAAAGTAATAAGCAATAATGAGGTAATTTTAAAACTATCTACCATGGGGAAATAACCCACACTTTCACCTTTCCCCTATAACATGTTAAACTCTAATCAATATCACTGAGGGTTTAACATGTCATCTAAAAAACAACGGGCAGCTAAAAAAGCCCTCACAAATAACGCATTAGCTCAATCAAATCGCAACCTGCAAA